TCGTCGCACTGGGTGGCTAGGCGGAGGCTGGGAGACTGTTGCGAGACCCCATTGATGAGGTTCGCAATGCTGCTGCTGATGCTTGCCATCTTAGCGGCCCGAGGAGACCCTCAAGGGGCGACCATTGCGGCGGCGAAGGATCGCTGCGGCGTGGCGGTTGCGTAGGAGGTTCGCGCCCTTGGTCCTGATCTCGGACTGGCGGAACGCGGAGCGAGCTTCCATCTCGTCATCCTTGGTGAACATATGGGTGGCCTCGTCGCCCATCACGCGATCATGGAAGATGCGCGCCGCGCGGATCGTGATGTAGTGGCGGGTGGCCTCTGGGAGGTGCTCGAAGGGCATGTTGAGGATCATGTCCACGTAGACAGGCTCCCCGATGTTGTAGGTGTGGCCGCGCCGGTCATAGAGGCGCTTGCCGCGCACCACGAGGTCACGCTCGGTGTTGGTCGTGGGCTTTATCTCGTCTGCTTCGATCACGTTGCCGGGGAGAACGATCTCGCCCGTTGAATTTGGTGTGATCCGGTAGCCCTTCTCGGTGTTCGAGTTGAGCCCTCGGGTCTGGACCTGTCGGCTGGTGGTTCGCAGGATGTTCCTGGCGATAGCGGCATCGACATTGATGTCGTCCTCCAGCGAGGATACCGGCGTCTCACCGATGGCCGACAGCATGGTGTTGATCGCCTCTCGCTCCGTAGTGGGCATGAGGGCGTCTGGATTGAACTCGATTGGTTCCTCCTGGGTGAATGATGATGAAAAAAAGGGACGCCCCCAGAGTTAACCGGGAGCGCCCCTAAAGAGGTCGTGCGTGGACCTACTCGCTAGTGATTAAGCGAGTTCGTCCGGGCGGATTTCAACCGCGCAGTCGGGACGGAGAACGCCGTGGCCGACCAGGTACTTCGCCACGATGAGCGTGCCCTGGTAAGGCATCTGGTATTCCATCTCGACACCGAGGTCCATGAGCTTGACCGTGCCAACTGCCTGTCGGTTCATGACCAGTGCGGTCACGCCCGAGAAGTCGTCGCGGTACTTCTCATGGATGTCGTCGTTGGAGGTATCGTCCTCATCAGCAAGGTTGTTCGTCTTGATGATCGGGAGGCCACCCACGGTGTAGATGGTGCCCTTGGAGATCGAACCAGCGCCGTCGTAGTCGCGGTTGATGTACGTCTTGTTCTGCGCCAGCGAGTAGAACTGCGCGGGCTTCACAAAGGCGAAGCGGTCGTTCTCGGGAACGTCCTTCTCATCGAAGTTCTGCTGGGCCGAGAACAGTGCCTCACCCAGGACATCGCTGTCGCTGTCCACGTCGGCGGCTACGATGGTCGAGCCACCGGGGAGATCGTCAACGGGGTTCTCCGAACGCGCGGCCTGTACGCCAACGCGAGCGACGTTCTTGTCGTAGTGTTGCGCAAGCGCCTCACCACACTGGAACGAGTATTCCGAACGCACGTCGTAGTGGTTCATGGCCTCGTCCACGTCCGCGATGAAGACATCCGCAATGAGCTTGTCGTCAATGGTGATGACCTGCTCGTTGTGGTTGACGGACTGGCCGTCGATCTTCGTGCCGGGGGTGTGGTTCCGAGTACCGATGCGGCCAGTTGCCGGGAACTGGGCCGACTTACCGTGGGCGATCTGACGCACACGATGGCGCTCTGCGAACGCGGTCTTGCGGCGGAACGCCGTCATTACTTCGCCGCCGAACACCTTGAGGAAGAGTTCGCGGTCGCCGCCCTCGGCATTGATCTGACCGGAGCGGGAAACCAAAAAGTCTGGCATGTGTATAATCCTGTTGTCTGGGTTGTGGTTTCTTGTTCTCCGTAGTCAGACATCAGAAACAACGAGATTGTCCTCCGGCCACTGGACGCATCCAGTAGTAGAAGGGTCAGGTATTTCACGTTGTCATCTTACGGTGGGGTCACCCCCTAAGGAGGGGTGTGATCTTCCCTTTTCCAGACAAGGAATTGCCTATCAGTTTTGCTTTTTGATAGGCACGTTGGTCGGCGCGGCAGGACTTGAACCTACAACCTCCCCATTATCGGTGGGGTGCTCTACCAGTTGAGCTACGCGCCTCCAGGACCGTTAAAGCAGCGATCAGTGTTCACGCAGGCATCCTGGGATAAGAGGGCCGTGGTTTGCATTGCAGGGACCACAGCCATGTCAGTCTGCGAGGCTGTCGTAGAAGGCGATCAGGCGTTGACCGCATTCCGACTTCTCTGCCTCGGATTGCTTGAGGGCCGCGATCAGGTGGATCACGTCGGCTCTCGTCAGTTCTCCATCGGGCGGTGCCGGGACGGCCTCTTTGAAGCACGTTCGGATGTCCGAGGGGATTTCGGGATAGGTGGCCTCGACCAGCCTACTCCCAGAGCTTGCGCAACTCGTCAGTATCGTCACTGTCAAGGCACATGCGATTATCTTCCAGAGAGGCGACATAGCTTGTCAGTCCTCCTACACGGTTGTTGAGTGCGGTGAGCCGCTCCTGGGCGTCTTCGGCGCGCTGGGCATCCTGTGCCCTAGCCTCGGCCTCACGGGCGATCCGTCTGTCCCGCACCTCGATCTCTGTTTGTAGGGTCTCGACCTGTCGCTCGTTGCGTTCGTCGGAAACCCCTTTGGCGTAGATCGCCCAGACCGCGCCGAGGGCGGCAATCACGGCGATCCCATAGGGTAGGAACCGCAATAGAATTGCTGGTAGCATCTAGCGTTTTCCTCCTGTGATCTTGTTGAGGACCCTTCGGTAATCTAGGTGGCCGATCCCGGTGTAGACGCCATACAGGGTGCCCACGAGGCCGAACCCGGAAGCCACAACTGTGGTGGCTTGGTCGGTCCAGATGGACAGGTAAATGGCGATCCAGACGAGGACCATGTTGATAGCCAGCCAGACCTTCGAGGTCCTACGCTTGCTTCTACGTTCTTCGGCCATTGGTGAAGCCGTCGATGTTCCCGAAGGTGTCGCTGGGTACGTCGAACGAGGGACACGCCTTGCCGGGGTCGAACTCGTTATGGCCCGCGATCCGCACGATGCTCGGGAAACGCTCGGTGAGGTCCTGGAGTAGCCCACGGATGGAACTGACCTGGGCCTCTGTGCGGGTGTCCTGCGCGATGTTCACGTCGTTAGCATCCACGCCGCCAACGTAGCAGATATGGATGTTGTCGCGGTTGTGTCCGTAGACGCCAGCGCCTTCTTGGGAGAGGGGTCGGCCCTCTTCGATGGTGCCGTCCAGGTAGCCGACAAAGTGGTAGCCGATGTCTCGCCAGCCGTTGTCGTTCACATGCCAGTCGCGGATGTCTGCGACGGTGTGCTCACGACCACCGGGCGTGGCCGAACAGTGGATGGTGATGGTTGTTGGGTTCTGGATGGTGTCTCCTTGGGAGCGGCCCCGAGGAGGGGACCGATCTGGCCGGCCCTTCCCTCAACTCGGGGTCTTACGCTGTCTTAAAGGTTCTTGGAGTTGGCGAGCTTCTTCTCGACCTGGGCGCGGAACGCCGGGTCGGAATGGTACTTCTCGTTGTCCATGTCGCGGCTCACCTCGTCCCACGATCCGTAGGTGTCGCCGGAAGTGGCTTGACCTTCGCCGCCGAGGCGCTTGCTCGGAGGCTTACCGTTCGCTGCCTCATACTTGCCCTTGAGGGCGTCGATGGCGAACAGGACGGTGTTCATGTCGCCGCTCTCGAACTGCTTGTTGACCGTCTCCATCTCCTTGTCGGAGAGGTTCTTGCCAGCCCATTCGAGGACTTCCGTCTGCTGCTCCTCGCCGCCGAATGCGTTCTGGATGGTCGAGGTCTGCCGCTCGTTCATGGCCTTGGCACCTTCGATGTAGGTGTCCACCAGGAACTCGGGCACGTCGAACATCTCCAGGATTTTCTCCCGGCTCTCCTCGGAAATCTCACCGGTCTCGGCAAGCTCCTTGGTGTAGTCCTGGAGGTCCTCCTCTGTGATCTCGCTGGCCTTCGGCTTGTCGTCCTTGTCGGACTTGTCGTCGCCGTCAGCGTCCTCGCCATCCTCCCCATCCTCGGCGTCGTCGGCCTTGCCGTTCTTCTTGAGTTCGGCAAGCTCCTGCTGCGCCTTGGTCAGGGCAGACTGCTGCTCCTGATAGGACTTGGCGAGGTCTTCGGGGCTCTTGAAGTTCTCGGGGAGCCACTCGGGGCGGTCGCCGGTGTCGTCGGACTGCTGCTGCTGGTCTCCCTGCTGCTCTTGTCCGTCGCCCTGGGACTGCTCGTCGGAGGCGGTCTCTTCGCCGTCAAAGGTCTTGGCCATCTCGGCGTCGTTGGGACCCTCTTTCGGGGTGCCTTCGGATGTGAACGTGATGTGGTCAGCCATTAGTAGCTGATGACCTTGATGCGCTTGTTCTCGCTGGTGACCTTGCCGCGCTTCGGTGCAGCCTTCTTCGGCTTGGTGGACCGCTTGCGCTTCGTCACCTTAGGGGTCTCTTCCGTCTGCTCGACGGGAGTGCTCTGTTCGTCGCTCATGCTTCTTGCTGTGCTGCTCTCTCTGTTTCTGCCTGTTGCTTCATTCCCTCCTTGGCCATGCCGCCGCCCTGCTGGATAAGCTGGGGGAGCATCTCCTGGAGCATCTGCATCATCTGCTGCTGCTGGCCTTGCTGGCCCTGCTGCTCCTGATTGATGACGAGGTGGCGGGCGTCGATGTTGAGCGCCGCTGCTCGCTGCTTGAAATACTCGGGCAGGTTGATCGTCTCTGCGATCTGCTCGGGCGGGAGGTACTGCGCCGCCGTGCCGATGAGGTTGTCCAGGGACGCGAGCGAGTGGGCTCGGCCAAGGGCCTCAATGCCGGTGACGATGACGGGCTTAACGTCCGCTTCCTTCGGTAGGGCGGGGACGCGCTTGGCCCTCTCCATGCGCTTCTCGTAGAGGCGCACGACTGGTAGCTGGAACTCGATAGCCAGGAGCGAATAGACGCCACCCAGGGCATCATCCAGTTCCTCGGTGAGACGCCTGATCTCCTCGGCGGTGACGCGCTCGGCGTTCCGCTGGACAGACTGGTGCATCATGAAGGCCAGGGACAGCCGCTGTGTGATGTCCTGGATCATTTGCAGCGCAACCTGGAGGTCGGCTTGCTTCTCTACCTGGAGGGCTCTGACCTCTTCGGGCTGGCCTTCGACAAACGCGCCGTTCTCGGCCTCTTCCAACTCCTGGACAGACACGCTGCCATTGGGGTTGACGAGGAAGATGAGACGGGAGCTTGCTGCTGCCCCTTCGAGGACGGCCTCCATGAGACCTTCGAGCGACAGTAGGTCGCCAATGAACTCCTCGATCAGGCCGCGCCCGTAGTCCTCGTTCTCCAGCGAAGTGAAGCGGAGGGGGACGTAGGGGTTAAGCTCGGGGCGGTGGGTGCCCTCGGAGCCCTTAACGACCGTATCCTCAACCTGCTGGTACTCCTCGATCTTCCCGTTTTCGTTGAGGAAGAAGTGGGTGTAGAGGTCGAACTTGTCTTCGTCCTTGATGTCCTTCCCGGCGTAATTGTCCGAGGTCTTAATTGCCTCTTGGACCTCCTCGGGCAGTGCGGTGTAGGCGATCTTCTCTTTGATGACGCCTTCTAGCAGGTTGCCGGTGGGGTCTCTGGCAATGACGTAGCTATCCAGTCGGTAGCCGCGTGGGATCGCCTTGGGATCGGTGGGAACGTACAGGAGGTAGTTGCCGGAAACGACAAGCTGCCTAACGCTCTCAAACGCAAGGGGCCGGAACTTGGAGTTTTCCATCTCCGTCTTGACGGCCCGTGCGCGCCGGTCGAGTGCCTCGTCAAACTCACCGCGTGTACCCTGCTGCTCGGAAAGCTGGTCGATGGTGAAGTCATCAATCTGGTACTTGAAGCACGGTGCGTTCGGCGGGTAGAGCGCGAGGAGGAGCTTCGATGAGATCGTCCTGACGCCCCTGGAGCCAATCGACTGTTGGGGGGTTTCAAATTCGCTGCTTCCGCTATGGCCGTCCTCGG